TTGTATAAATAGGGCAGATATCGTTGTGTTATGGCAGAAGCAGTAAAAGAGAAACCGAAAGGTCCTCTTGGTAAACTTAAGGAAGCAGTTGATGATAAAGAAGAACAACTGATGTACTTAGCGACACTCATAAGAGTGATTGTTCTTGTGTGGTCCGCAGGAATTTTAACTTTGAACTACGTTAAAATACCAGGTTATGATGCAGGAGAAAAGATTGATCCAACTTTCATAGCTTCGGTCTTCACAGGCACTTTAGCTACTTTTGGTGTCCAAACGGGAGGTAAGAAGAAGAAAGGTGATGCTGAACCTGGTAGTGCTAACATATCTAAAAAGGATATGGAGTTCCTTATTGCTAAAGCATCTGAAACTGCACCTGCCCAAACCATAAGGATCGAGTCAGGTCCTGTTAAAATTGTCCCTGATACCAAATAAAATCATGCAAAAATTAATTAATGTACTCGCTGTTTCGTCTGCTGTTGTATCTCTTACCGTTGTTGGCACTGCTGGTTACGTTTATGTACGCAAGGATGCAATCATAGAAAGCATCAAAGCGAAAGCACTAGGTTCTCTAGGTGCTGGTGGAGCACTAAGTGGAGTTGCTGATATGGCAGCACCAACACCTCCATCATTACCTGTAGAGGTTCCTGGATTCTAAAGTGCCTATTGATGAGATAGGAATACACAATATTGGGGTTCGTGATGTTAATGTATACACGTTCCCTACTCCTCATGCTTTCGTACCATACCAACCAGTTACTGCAGAGATTGGTACACCCATAGTAGACATACCTGGTTGTGTAGAGGCACACGAGTTTAGCGATAGAAATGATAAGATAATAGAAGACGATCCAAGTACCGTTAAGACATTCTGTGATGCAGGTGTTCCTAGTTTTAATGCTATGAACTATGAACCTGAGCAATTATTAATAACACAAGCACAACAAGTACCAGTGGTAGCACCACCACCAGTACCAGATACAGAAGTTCCTGAGACACCTAAGATAGATAAAGATCCACCATGTCCAGGACCTAATGCATTAAGAATAGGAGATATAGCAACAAACCAAAAAGAAAAAGTATCAGGACATGAGTTAAGAGTTAATCCTCAGAATCCTGGTGGGGCAAAAATCTGTGTGACATTGTATACTGACATACCACCAGTCGAACAGTATCTACCATCGACTCAGGTAGCAGCAACTACAGCAGTAATCGGTGTTACTGCAGCGACATCTGCCCTATTTGCAAAACCTTTAGCTGACTTGATTCTGAGGGTAGTGAAACCTGCTGTGAAGAAGGTGATTTCCAAAATTCAAACCAGCGTCGGGAAGACCCCTGATCGTCCTTCTCGTGATCTTGTTCGTGCGAATGCTTATCGTCAGAAGAAAGGTCTACCTCCTCTAAAGTTACGGTAGGTTGTTGAGATAAAACATGAGTATGTTCTGCTACTACACCTGGTGGGTTTACTAACATAACATCCTCACATACCTTGGCATACTTGGTTCCTGGTACAAATATTATACCAGCTTTCATCAATTCTCCACAATTTTTTAACCTGGCTATTTCAAAGTCAAGGCGTTTATTGGCAGTGTTTTGTTCTACTGCTGCCATCTGTATCTCAGCAGCATTTTTACATAGTTCTTGTAGGTCTTTGTCTAATGGTTTAGACCATGTAGCAGAGACACCTACTGATAAATTATAATTGTCTGTCTGTCCAGTCCTAGTAGGGACAAAATATAATACCTCACCTGGATTGTCTATCTGACCGTCATCATCGGCATCATGAACGTCGTACACTGGATCGTCATAATATCGTTCAAACGGCTTCTTCCATGTTACATTCCCAGTAACGAATGGTGTTACGTTCATGGTAGGTCCTTGGCATTGTATACCACCACCATAAGTATTGGTTATATACGGTCCTTGAAGCACCTGTATAGCTTGGTTTGTGACACTTCCAGAACTGTTTGCGATTGGCGATGCAGTAGCACTCACCCCACCAACGGTCTCTGCCATGGTAGGTAAAGAGTTCATACCGAGTACTGCTGCAATTACTGTTGGAATATACTTGTTGTATCGGTTACGCTTGTTATAGTTGTCGTTCTTTGTATCACAGTGTGATTCTGAAGACCAGCTCCAGAATAACTTTCTACCAGAGAGAAACTTGCTCCTGGTGTCGTCATTGTGACCACTGGTTTTGTTGATAGATCTAAGTTTGTCCATGTTGAATTCACACCGTTAACGGTATTAGTTGATGTCGAAGTATCAGGTGGTGTCAACCCATCTGGGTCGTTGACTGTTATCCCGTGGCCAGAAATTGAATAGGTAAAACCAGTGGAGTAGTCCATACTATTTATGGTCTCCACCACGGTACTAGTAGTTTCTGTATGGCTAGTCATCGAGCCCTGGGTGAAATTAGGTACCACAGGGACACTTCGGGCAACTGGCACATTCACAAGGGCAGTAGCACCCACAATCAGGACAAGTATCTTCTTCATTACACATAGTATCCTACTTTATGGTAAGTTCTGACACAAATTGTCCAGTAGCTGAAGTTCCAGCTCCACCTGCTGTAATCGTAGTCACACCAGCAGATGTGATAGTACCAGCTAAGGTACCTGCTACTCCACCTGATGTGGTAGTTGTACTACCAAGTAATGGTAATGAAGCAACAACTCCTCCAGAAACTGTAGATGCTGAAGTTACATCGTCACCTTCGATAAAGGTTTCCGACATACTGAATGCTGACCCTACAGTGTTTAATTCTAGTGCTGACGCTGTATAACCAACAGCAGTACCCGAACTTAAACTTCCTAGTCCACCAAAGGATCCACCATCACTTACTTTCAAATTATTTCCACTAACGGTATAACTTGATCCTATGCGACTAGCCTGGCTTGCAGCCGAATCCACACTCAATTGTACACTAGAACTCATTTTATGAACTATCTCTGCTGATGCAGGAGATATCATCAAAAACATACCAACTAACAATGCCTTTTTGATCATGTTAACAAATGTTTCTAGGTTTATTTATACCATAAAACCTCTAAACAGGTATTAATACGGATAGTACTACCCATAGTGTACGGGTTGATACTCTTTACCCTAATAAATAGTGGTGATCGCCTTCGGGGGTCACAAAACTTAACACTCGCTTTCTAAGGAGAAAAACAATGGGTAACATCCAGAGATACACTGCTGCAGATCTTCCATCATTAATGGAAAAGATTACTAAGAACAGCATAGGATTAGACAATTATCTAGAAAATTTTTGGCAATTTCCTACCACAGGCAACTATCCTCCATATAATCTAATTCAATTAAATAATCACGAATCTAGATTAGAAGTTGCTTTGGCAGGATTTAAAAAAGATGAAGTAAAAGTATATACAGAGCATGGAAAATTGTATATTGAAGGGTCAAAGGCAGAAAAGAAAGAGGATTCTGATCAATACTTCCATCAAGGACTAGCACAAAGAGATTTTGAAAGGGCATTTATGCTTGCTGATGATACTGAAATTAGATCAGTATCTCTAGAAGATGGACTACTTACTATTGAATTAGGTAAGGTAGTACCTGAGCATCATCAACGAAAAGATTACATCTAAATAGTGTGTCTGTAATTTTATTATGTCTATTAAAGTCGTTAAATTAAAATCGGGTGAAGATATCATTGCTGATGTCCAAGAGGTTCAAGAAAAAGAAACCAAGGCAAGACAAGCATTCATCTTCACTCATGCATATCAGGTAAAGATCGAAAAAGAATTAGTACCTGATGTTCCTGAGAGAAACCAACTGTACAATGGTAGGATTCTTCTTGAGAGGTGGCAACCTCTTACCATAGATGAAGAGATTGCTGTCAACCCAGATTGGGTTGTATCAATAGTAGAACCTATTCTTGCTGTACTGGAAGCATATGGTCAAACTTTGAAACCAGCTGAAGAAGGTAAGGCAGTATTTGGTGGTGATGAAGTCACTGAACCTAACCTTAGCATTACGGACACGATAAATAACTAAAAAGTAATTTACTTCCGTGAAGTCCTTTAACGATCTTAGGTTAACCCTAATGTATCATGAGGATCTCAATGTAAAGTTCTGGGACGGACTTACATTAAGAACCGAAGTTCGAGATAAACTACTCGAAATAGGATACACTTGGGCAGAATTTGCCAAGATCCCCCAAAATGCAATACAAGATATAATCCTAGTAGGTGGTAATGCCAACTATAATTATACAGAATATTCTGATCTAGACCTGCATTTGGTGGTAGATAAGGATGAGATAGCTGCTTGTCAAACAGATTTCTTGGATGATTTCCTTAGAGATAAGAAAAGATTGTGGGCATTAACACATGATGTAACTCTCTATGGTCAACCAGTAGAACTGTATGCACAAGATATCAACGATCCAAGTCCTATAAATCAAGGTACTTACTCAGTTCTTAACAATTGGTGGGTACAAGAACCACGTAAACAGTATGTGGACTTTACCGACCCCTTGCTAAAACAGAAAGTTCGTGATATGATAGAGAGGATTGATGATCTAATAGATACTCAAGCAGATGACATCAATGTTCTAAACAAACTCAAAGAGAAGATTAGAACTATGAGAGGATCTGCAATTCAACGAGGAGGAGAGTTCGCTCTAG